AACGCCCACCAAAAGTACTATGCTATGGATACAGAACTACGTGACTATCTAGCATCCTATGGATGTCAACTTAACTCACACTTTACTGGTAAGAACAAATGGGATGTTGGATTTGGTGTAGCATCTATGGCAAGCCTCTTTGGTTCAGCCAAGGATGGTAGATTCCAAGATAACAACTTATTAGAACTACCTTCTAACGAAGGCTCTGAAGGACTTAAGTCTTTAGTACAGCAACTTATTATTTGGAAACCTGATACTAAGAACCCAACTGACTGTGTAATGGCATTATGGTTTGCTATTATTCGTTGCAGGGAACTTATGCAGACATCAAGTAGGGTTGGACAATACCAGACAAACAGATGGGCTACTAGAGCACAGATGGCTAGTAGGGGTTCACTTAATTTAGACGAAGCCTTTGCAGAACAATGGCAAGAAACTTACAGTTAGGAAACTGATGGCATTAACAATTGAACAGATATCGGCACGAGTACAATCGCTCCGTTATCGTAATAGCGAGAGAGATGCTCGTAACCTAGATGTTCTTGCTGTTCGCAAGGGTAAAATTTCTGAAGTCTATCCTGACTTCTTTCCAGATGGTGTAGATGCTAATGTCGTTGCAAATTTTATTGATATCGTTGCCAGGGACCTTTCAGAGGTTATGGCGCCTCTTCCAGCGGTTAACTGCTCAGCCGCTAATCAAGTCAGTGACCGTGCTCGTACTTTTGCCGATAAGCGTACTCGTATTGCTAGTAATTATTTTTCGAACTCTGACCTATCGGTCCAAATGTACCAAGGAGCCGACTGGTACATAACCTATGGTTTTATTCCGTACATCATAGAATTAGACGATGAAGCAAAACTTCCTCGCATCCGTATTGAAAACCCAATTGGAGCATACCCAGAGTTTGACCGTTATGGTCGTTGCGTTGCTTTTGCTAAAAGATACAGTTTAACATTAGGTGAGTTAGTAAGCCAGTTCCCAGAGTTTGACAACATACTTCTTGGTGGAATGGGTTACAAGCAAGACCTAAACGGCATGATTGAAATGATTCGTTACTACGATAAAGACCAATCAGTTGTTTACATCCCCTCAAGGGATAATTTAGTATTGTCACAAGCCAAGAATCCTCTTGGTAAGATGATGGTAGTTGTAGCACGTAAGCCGTCTATTGACAGCGAACTACGTGGACAGTTTGATGATGTACTTGGAATTCAGTTACTCCGCAACCGTTTCGCCTTATTGGCAATGGAAGCAGCGGAGAAATCAGTACAGGCACCAATTGTACTTCCTAACGACGTACAAGAACTTCAGTTGGGTGGCGATGCGGTTATTCGTACTGCTAACCCTGCTGGTGTTCGTCGTGTAGAACTTACATTACCACAAGGCGCATTTACAGAACAACAATTACTTAACCAAGAACTTAGAGTTGGTGCTCGTTATCCAGAATCTCGTACTGGTAACATTGATGCATCTATTGTTACTGGTCAAGGTGTACAGGCCCTTATGGGAGCATTTGATACACAGGTTAAATCAGCCCAAGCAATTTTTGCTGCAGCACTTCGTGATGTTATTAGTATCTGTTTTGAAGTTGACGAAGCAATCTATCCAGAAGAAAAAACAATTCGTGGCGTAGACTCTGGTTCACCATATGAAATTACATACAAGCCAACTAAAGACATCAAGGGTGACTACTCAGCCGATGTTCGTTATGGAATGCTTGCAGGTCTCAATCCAGCCCAAGGTCTTATCTTTATGTTACAAGCACTTGGAGGTAAGTTAATCTCTAAGGATATGGCTATGCGTGAGTTGCCATTTACAGTTAACGTAACACAAGAACTAGAGAAAATTGAAATTGAAGATATGAGAGCCGCATTACTTGGCTCGTTAACTGCTTATACACAGGCAATACCACAGATGGCTACACAGGGACAGGACGCTTCTGATGTCGTTAGAAAGATTGCTGCGGTAATCAAGGCTCGCCAAAAAGGACAAGCATTAGAAGATGCTATTGAGGCTACCTTTGCACCGCAACAACAAGTTCCTCCTGCTGGTGCCTCTAATCCAATGGTTGAGCAAACGTCCCCTGCTCCCTCTGGTGCTCCAGTAGGAGGCCCTACTCAAGCGCCATTAGCACCACCCGCAGAAGCACCTGACATTCAATCAATTCTTACAAGTTTGACAGCAAGTGGACGTGGAAATGCAAGAGTAGTAACAAGAGGATAATAACTAAGTAGGGGACAATGACAACAATTATAGGCATAGAACATAAAGACCGCTGCTTTATAGTTGCAGATAGCCAAACTACTGATGCTGAAGGCAGAATTTATTCTCACCCAGAAGTTAAGAAGATTTCAGAAAATGGAATGTTTCTAATTGCTGGCTCTGGCGAAACACTTCCTTGCGACATAGCGCAACATATTTGGGAACCACCAGTTCCTACTAAGCAAGACCGAGAAGATTTATATCATTTCATGATAGTAAGGGCAATGCCATCTTTACGCAAGTGTATGTCAGAGAATGGCTACAATTTTGATGAAGATACAAAAGAAAATAGATTTCAATTTATTATGGCTATTGGTGGCGAGATTTTTGATATTGACCAAGAGTTATCAATAAGTAAATCTGCAGATGGAGTATATGCTGTAGGCTCAGGAGCGCCCTATGCATTAGGCGCTTTATATGCTGGAGTAGATGCTTACGAAGCAATGGAAATTGCATCTAAATTAACTGCATTTACTGCACCACCTTATATGTCAAAAGAACAACCGAGAAAAATTAAGTAGGAGTTAAAATGGCTGGTAATGAAAATAGCGGAGGACCTCGTCCAACCGCACCACAGAATAACCCTGCTAACATTTCAGCAACTGGCGGAGCGGGACAATCTGGAAATCAACCAGCAAGATATATATCTGGAATGCCGTACGGACAAGGACAAGCATTAATGCAACAACAACAAGCAGCGCCAATGTCTGCACCAAAAACATCTAGTGCAACACCAGCCAAAATGGCTATGCCTGAAGGTTCTGGTTTAGGAACATTATTAGACCCAACAAATAATCCATCAGAGCCGATTACTGCTGGCGTGGACTTTGGTCCTGGCCCAGGTTCAGATGCATTACCTAAAAACATTAGCGCCAATACTAGACCAGATGAAAACAGAGAGATTGTACAGAAGTATCTGCCTACATTAATGCAAGCAGCAAACTTGCCTGATACGCCAGACTCTTACAAGCGTTTTGTTAATTATCTATTATCTCAGCAATGAGCAATGTAACATGGCTGCCAGGCAGCATATTCGACAATATTGATAAATTTTCAAATTCATTAGGTTATCAAAATGCTGGAATTGCAATCCAGTTAGCGTTACAACCTTGGGATTCACCATCTGAAAGAGATGCTTTTATTAGAGCAGTCACTGGAGATGATGTACAAGGTGGGACAGAGAAGATGTATCCAATTCGTGATTTAAGGAGATAGAGTGGCTTTCTGGTCAGACTTTACAAACTCTATTTCTAAAAGAGTTATTAACCCAACAAAAGATTTTTTAACAGGTTTGGCAACTGGAACACTAGAGCCAATTACGCCTAAAGCAAATCCTGAGACCGAAGGACAACTTAAGGCTACTCTGCAAAATCTTTTAAGAGGCTTAGAGGATAAGACAATTAGTGGCGCAGAACGCACTACTGACGTTTTGTTAACTACTGCTGTTAATTTAAACAATAAAGTTATATCACCGTACATGACTAGACCAATATCTACATTAGGTCTATTAACAGATTTTAATTCACCATTATATAAAAAAGACCAGTACGAACAGGGTTTCCAATTTTCAGATATAAGGGCTGCTTATAATAGAAGCGCCAAAGTATCAATGGGTCAGGCATTTACTAAATCAAGCCTTGTTAATAATGCACCAGTAATTAGCGGTTGGAATGAAGGGATTCTTAGCCTAGGCGGAATAAGTCTTGATGATATTGATTTATGGGATGATGAAAACATCAAAAAGAATTTTGTTGATAATATTGTTGGAAAATGGTATACAGGTTCTGTAGACTTTGTTGCTGGAAACGTTGCAATTAGTAAGGGTTTTGGTGTTATCGGTTCTTTAGGCAAGGCTGGTTTAAAACAAACTGGTGTTATTGCTAAGAACAAGTCAGTTGCTCAACTTGCAGATGATATTGACTCTGGGTTAAATTATGCTGATGGTATTCAAGGTGGACGTCAAACTGTATCCGCTACCCACATGATGGCACTTGCGGAAACTAAAGACCTTGGTAAGATTGATGATATAGTCAAGATTTACAGTAACAACGAAAGACTAACTCCAATCTTGGAGAATGTAAATAACCCTAGAATTGCAAGAGATATAATCCTTGGAGACAAGGGTGATGTTAATGCCTTAGACCGTTTATCTAAAACTAACCCAGATGATTTATTTGAAATGGGTGATGTAGCCAACAAAATTAAAGTTGACTATATTAAGACTGGAAATATATATAATCCAGAAGGTCCAGCCGTAGAGCGTTTATCTAAAGCCTTTGATAAAGCAATTACAAAAGATGCTAGAATGGTAGCATTGAGAGATGCATTTTTTGATGAGTCTGACCAATTGCGAGTTCTTGGAAAGTTGGATTATTTCCCAGCGGAACCACGAATTGGAACCAGTCTTTATATTAAGACAGATACAGCACTTCGTGAAGGTAAGGCCTTAGCAAGAACTGGTGAATTCAAGGGCAAAGGTTTTCTTGGTGCTGACTTTGGTCGTTTAGGCTCAAATGAAATGGGC